TTCACCATACATTGTAATAATACTTTTACCTTGTTCAATATCAGTTTTAACAAGGTCTTTAGTAATATCTTTTAGTACCAATAATTCGTCCATACTACGATCAATCATAGCATCTCTTTTTCCCATTTTTAGAATTACAGTTACTACTCCTATTGTTAGAATTGCTAGTTGCATAAAAGCAACATAGGCAGATAATTGATTGTCTTGCATTGTAAAATCCTTATGAAGCAGTTATATATGAAAAATTAAATATTATATATTGCGTTGATGGACCGTAAGCAGTTGATCCACTTCCTCCAGATCCAAAAAATATATTGTTTGGAAAAGTGGTATTTGTGGTTCCATATTGTATATCTGAAATACCTAAAGACGATGAAGCGCCAAGAGGATCTGGATGTCTTAACATAAACATAGTATCAGCACTATAAGCAGGCATCCAATTTGTACCAGCAGCATATAAGCTACTAGTAGTAGTAATATTTGCTCCCGTATGGAATGCTCCTCCAATTCTTAAAAATCCGTTTTTTGAAACATAACCAGATATAATCATTCTTTGTCTACTATTAACTTTAACAACTGAACCACTAGTAGTTTGTGATGTAGAACACCAACCCTGAGATAAAAAGTGACTTTTCATTAAAGGAATTGGCAATCCTTTTAATATTCCAAAAGAAGAATCGTTTGCGTCTCCAGAACTAGATACATCTAAGTCAACACTTCCAGATGTTGTTCCGGTTCCTAAAATACCAAAAACATAAACAACTCTACCTTGTTTTAAATATTGTATTGGGGTATTAGTAGAGTCAAAATGAGTAAAGGCAGAGTTATTAAATCTAAAACCAGTTCCACCAGCTTGATAAGTCAAACAAGTAACTGGAGCCTCTGGAACAATTAATTCATTAGCACCTATTTTTGGTGTTTGTGCAAATACAACTACACCATTAGAATCAATTTCCATATCTGGTGTTGTTGACGTTGAATAACCTTGTCTAAATTCAATGGTTCCATTACTTTGAATAATACCTGTTTCTACAGTATCAGAAATAATTTTATTGCCAGTAGTTGCTTTAATGTTTCCATTTACTTCTAGTTTTTCTGTTGCACTTGCTGTTCCAATACCAACTCTATTTGTTCCAGTACTATCCTGAAGTTGTAAATTAGAACCTATACTTTCAATTGTATTTGTTATAAGTTTATTTGGACTTGTTATTTGTATATTAGAAGCTGAAACTATACCATTTGTAGCAGTTAGTGTAAGTTGATTTACCGCTCCGCTTGTAGTATGTGTAATACTACTAGCACCACTACCATTAAGGCCAATAACTAAACTACCAGTACCATCATTTTGTGTTATTGTATTGGTTGTTGCATTAGTTACTATGTGTAGAATAGTACTTGGATTATTTGTTCCAATACCTAAACGACCTGTTGTAGTAAATCTAGCAATTTCAGAACCATTTGATATAAATTCAAAATTTCTTTTTGCATATAACTCTATATCGCTATCTGTTATTGCGTTAGATATATCACCTAGTTTATAAATATTAGATGAACTTAATGTAAAACTATTTCTAGCTGTTCCACCACTATCTTTAAATAAAATATTTGTATCATTATTTAGTGTTGTATTTCCAGCTAATGTTGTTGTTCCACCTACATCTAAATTAGTTGTAGCTCTAATATCTCCAGTTACATCTAAAGTATAAGTTGGTGCTGGATTTAAAATACCAACTTTACCAGTATTATTAATAGTAAGACCTGTGTTTGTAATTCCGTTTGTGTAATTATTACTTGTTCCTAGTTGTAGCTTTGAACCACCAGCTTCAAATATAGCTGCTATTCTAGCTTTTGGATTTGATCCACTAGTACCACCAGTAAGATCTATACCAGAATAATCTGTTGCTGCTGTAGATCCTCTAACGGTTGTTCCTAGTCTAGTTGTTCCAGTAAAAGAAGTTATAGATGCTGGTCCAGTAATATCAACAATTGTTAAAGGATTTGATGCAATACCAAATCCAGTATTGTTACTAAAGCTTTTTGATCCAGTAACATTTTCTGTTGTGTTTAGTGTTACATAGTTTAATGCATTTTGGAAAGTACCTTGAGCATTCCAGCCAGTACCTGCATAAATCATTAATGTATTATTATTTAAAGAATCAAACCATAAAGAACCAGTTACTGGGTTTGCTGGTTGAGTAGTTGGTGCTACTGGTCTAGTTATATTACCGTATTGATCTATTTTATTTACTTCTGTTCCAGAAGAATTTTTAATAGATACAATATCATTAGTAGAAACTCCTTGTACTGTTAGCTTACCTGTTAAGTTTTGATTGCCAGTTAAAGCTAAAACATCTGGAGAGCCTTTAGTTAAAGTAAAGTTTGATGAGTAATCTTTTGTACCACTAGCACCAACAATAACAATACTAGATTGAGGAAAGCCAGTAAATAATTGACTACCAAGTAGTCCATCAAGATAGTTTAATTTTGTAATAACATTAGTATTACTAGAACCAGTAATAGTTTCACTAATTCCAACTTTAGTATTTAATGCTGTAATTAAAGTATTTAAAGATGAGTCTTGAGTATCTACATATCCTTTTACTGTTGATAGATTTGGAATTCCAATAGTATCTAATACCCAACTTCTTGTTGCTGAATTATAAGTTGAGTTATAATCAATATCAGAAGAAGTTACATATTCAAACTTAAGTCTATCTAATATTTCTTGAGTTAAACTTAGTAATTGTTTGTTTTGAAGGTTTAGTTGTGATGCTGTTACTCTACCTCCATCAACCCAAGATACAAGTGTTTCACTAGAAATACTTTTTCTTCTTATAATTAAACTATTACCATTAGTAATAGCAGGTATTGTTACTGTTACACCATATGTAGTTACATAAGATGCTGGTGTTGTAAACGAAATAATTGTTTTTGTTGTTTCATTTACAGTATAATTAGAAGAAGGAATAAGAAATAAATTTCTTAGGTCTTCTTGTTTAAGCACAGTACCTTGCGGTGTTGTAAATGGCCTTTCAACTTCTAATTGATCTTTGTGACTTAATCCTGAAATTAAGGGTAGGGTTGAGTAAGAAGCACCTGTTGTTGAATTCCATGTTGTTTTTACGTTAGTTTGAATTTGAGCATTACTAGGCATTTTAAATCTCCATTAAGTATTTAAAGATGTATATGTTTGTTTAAACTTACCCTTAAATTCCATGTTAACAATATTAACTGGTGTTGGGTATTCTGAAATAATTTGTATTTTAGTGCTATCAGAAAAACCTAAAATTTTAGAAACAAACTCCCCGCTGTTTTGTGTATTTTCTAAACTAAGGGTATCTGTTGTATTTGAACTAACAGCATTAAATGTAGATTTTAAAATAGACTTGTCTCTTCTTGTAGCAATAATATCATAGTTACCTGTGTCTTGATGTTTAATAACTAATGTTCTTAAATTTAAAACACCATCTATTGTATTATTATTTTGATCTCTTACAAACTGCTCGCTTAATTCAATATTCATTTTATATTTTGTTCCAACATAAAACTTAGAATTGTGTTTAACATAATTCCCTGCTACTCTTAGTGATAAATTATTACCATTAATTGTAACTGCAACAGTTGGTTTAAGAACCGTATACTTATTTTCTCCCCAAGAAGAATCTTCTGGGCTTGTAATTAATACTAAATTATCTTTATTAACATAATAAGGAAACGAAAAATTAAACTGTGTTTCATTTAAGTTTGGATAAAAAATAGCATTATTATTTTCAAGAACTGTAAATAAAAATCTATTATCTATTCTTGGAATTTTTATATCTTCTTTTGAAATTAAGGTTTTTAAAATAAAATATTTACATAAACTATTTATAGTATTTTTCTTTTTAATAACACAATGTAAATAATTATCATAAAACTGCATTGATTCAACTGAATCATTTGAGTCTAAAATATATCTAAAAAAAGAATTTTGTAATACTTTATCGCTTGCTAGTTTATTTGTATATAAATAAATATAATTTGGTTTATCTCCATCAACAAAAGAAATTGTATTTGCTGATGTACAAACACAAGATGTTTTAATATTTTCCGGTAAATAACCAGAACAAGTTATAGAAACATCTTCAGCAGTACTAAGTGCTGAGCTTGTTTGTGAAATATAAACATAAAGTTTTGATGGCGAAAAGAAATAAATTAACGAACCCATTAATAAAGGTTCTGTTAATTTAGTTGTTGCATAAAAACTTGTTGGGGCAATCTGGGCTGTCAATGGTGTTATTTGATTTTCTGAACCACGAAGTTCAAATTGAGTATCAGCTTTAGTATTAATTAATAAAAAATCACTAAACGGAGTTAGTGATATAATTTCAGAAAATGTTTTTGACGATGCTCTAACATCAACAGGATCTGATGATACTATATTGCTTGGATCTTGTAAGAATAAGTTTTCATAAACACCTAATTGTGAAGTAAAAATCACATCCTCACAAGCAAAAAATAAACGATCTCTATATGTAACTATAGCTGAAATTGCTTTATTTAAAACATCGGTTTTATCTTTATTTAAAAAAATACTTGGACCGGGGTTTGTTACTAAATCACCAGAAGTTTTTTCTGTCCATGAAATAGGAGAAAATACCCAATCATTATTAATACCAAAGTTACCTTCATTAAAAGTTAATCTTTGTGGCATTCTTGCTTTATCAATAATAGAACAAATATCAGGTGTTCTTATTTTTTTTGAATATGGCCTTCCAGTACCAACTACAACAGTATTACCATCTTTATGTGGTTTTGTTTCTGGAAAATTAATTAATCTATAATAACCAGATGAGCTATTTAAATATGGACCTTGTGTATAAAATATTTTTCCTCTACCATTAAGAGGTGACTTACCGTTTAAAGGATGAGAAGAATCATATAATGCATTTAACATTGTAGCCGCTGAACTATCAGCTAAGTATTTTCCAATAATGTTACTATTGTTTGCGTATATTTCTATACCATCTGGTGGGAATCTAACCTCACTAAAATCAGAATACGACTGACCTAACCAAGGTTGTGCAGAATCTTTATATTTAAAATCTTCTACTGGAACATAAGAACCCCAAAATATTTTCCAGTTTGTATTAGCACTTGAGTTAGAAAGTAACTCAGAACTTACTGCGTTAATATCTAAATCAATACATTCATAAGCAATGTTTAAAGTATATGGCGTAGCTGTTGTTTCTGTTTTTAAAGTTGAACTAACAAAATCAACTTTAATATCTAATCTATTTGGACCTGTTTGTATTTTAGTAATAACACCAGTAAAGTATTTATCACTATCAACCCAACATAAAACTCTAAGATAATTTAAATTTTGTTGTGCTGTTGTTGTATAATCTATAGGATTAGAACCAATAGTGGGAACTCTTATTTCACCAGCTGGTGCACTACTAATAGGTAGGTTTAATATAGTTGTTCCTTCTAAAGTATTTCCTTTTATAGAAACAGTTGAACTAGAAGTTGTTTTATAACTTGCTGGTGTATTTTCAAAAGTTAAATTATCGTTGTTATTATTATATGTTTCTTTTACAACACCAGTAAAATATTGAGAATGTGTAGTAAGTGTTGGGTCTGATGTTAAAACAGATCCCGGTGTTGTGTTGTTGGCAAAGATAATATTACTTTTTTCAGCTAAATCATTTGGTGTTGGTAGAGCAATAGTTATACTTGCTGGCAATGAACTTCCTGTTAAAGATCTACTTGTAATATTAGTTTCTTGTGTGTTTGTTTCTAAACTTCCAGAAGAACCAGATACTCTAGTTGATGTATAATATGTAACTTTTAATCCTTCTAAATCTAATTCGTTTTTATTTTCACTTCCATCTAAATTAAATTTATAACCAGTAGATCCACTAGTAAAACCAGCTTTGACTAAGGTATTTAAAAAAATAAGACTAGAACCTATAGTTGTTACTTTTAAAACATTTTTTGCTACATTACCAGTATATCCATGAGTAATATATGCTCTAGTTATTGGACTAACTATTGTACTATTTTGTTCTGTTTTTTCTACATTACTAGTAGGAGTAATATCAGTCCAAGAACTATCTGGATTTATTTTATATACATAAAACAAAATAGAATTTTCTTCATAAGCTTTATAGTTAATAGCTAGTAAAAATCTATTGTTTTCGTTGATATTAAACCAAGTCCAAAAAAGATCTGTTGTACCTAAAACTTCTTCATCTAACCTATAAAAATCTAGTCTGTTTAAATTTGTTGTTTGATTGTTACCAATAAAAGATTGTTGTGGTATAATCTCAAACCCCGGTCTTTTTTCAGCAGATCTTTCTAGGGTAACTAAAACATTATCTAAATTTTCTGCTTCTGTTGGAGTTCTTTTACTGGGGGGTTGTGTAGATACACCACCAGATAAACTAAAGATAGGAAGTCTTGTACTATTAGAACCACTACTTGGTAATCTTTTAATAGGAAACATTAAATTAATCCTTTCCAATATCTTGCTGCGTTATAACCCATTATATATGGGTTTCTTAGTATAGCACCACGAACATTTAAATCACCTGTTTTAAAAATATTTCTTTTTTTAGAATTAATATCAGATGCTCTACCTTTAAAGAAATGCATTTGTTCGTTATACTGTAAATATTTATCAGCTTCTCCATCCCCTTGAGTAACTATTTGATATTGTCTAGCTGATGTAGCAAGAATAGATCTTTGTATTGCTGTATCTAAATATTCCCATTTAAGTTTTTTAATTATTTCAATATAATAAGTATCCTCTATTTTCCAAATATCTGTTTCATCTGTATAGTTATATAATACAGGTGGAGTTGTATTCAAAACTTTAGCAACTACATAAGATGTACCATCTTCATTTAAATGTTTTGATAATAGCTCTGCTGATATAATACCTTCTTCATCAGAATCTTCTGTATCAAAAATAATTTTACCAGATGAGTTTGGTGTTATTTTTCTAACTATTTTATTATTTGCTAGTCCTCTAAGTTGAATATCAAGACTTGCTTGTTCTAAAATAATATCAGCAATTCCTGTATCAATACCAGAACTATTAACTAAGTCGGCTACTGGAGATTCACCAGCAGCCAGTAACATTTGATTGATTGCTTGTAGCTTGGTTATAAAACCCATATAGCCTCCTTTAAAGAAAAAATCCCCTAGTACCCTTTCGGATACTAGGGGACAATATTAAGTTATCAAATTATATACACATACCAACTTCAATCAGATCAATATGAACTATCGTAGCTGAATGAAGATGATGATGTAGCTACATACTCGCGAGTCAAGCCGGTTCTGATTCTAAGCATGGCTCTTGCCATAGCTGCTTCAGCACCACCGCCAGCGGCAGCATCTACTTCAGCATATACATCTTCATCGCTTCTGAATAAGAAACCACCAGCTTGTGCCCAAGTGTTATCTGCGTCTGTATTAGCAGCTGTAGGACCAACTAATACTGCTGAACATTCTGGACGAAGAACGCCACAACCCTTCATCATGCTAGCTACAGTAAAGGTAGTGTTTCTACGAACATCATCAACAGTATCTACTTTCATTCCCATAAGACTTAGTGAACCTACACAAGACTTTTGGAAAATTACTGCTTTAATACCAGCACCAGCAAAGTTTAGATTATATCTAGCTTCTCCAATATTTGATGAACTATAATCAGCTGTTGGAAGATGGCTTGACTTAATAATTCTAGCACCCATGTATTCTAGACTATCAGTCATACCGTTCATGCCAACTGGTAGTTGAGCACCAAGACCACCAGCTTCTGCTACACCACCAAAGAATGGTCTAGCTGGGCCATTACCAGTACCAGAAACCATAGTACCGTATAGTTCATTGTAAGAACGAGCTACACCTAGAGCACGAATATCTTGGAATGCTCTTGGGGTAACTGCTAAAACTACACCGTCAGTTGGTGCGTTAATTTCTTGTAGATAAATAAAGAAATCTTCAATAGCTTTAAGAGCAGCAAGAGCTGCATCTGTTCTTTGTGTAGAAGTAGCTGTTGAACTACCAAGATGTTTGAAGTTTTTGTTTAAGAATACTGGACCAGTACTTAGTGCTCTTGGATCTTGACTACTGCTAACACTACCAGCTGCATTAGTGCCGTTCCAAACTAAATCTTCGCAAGCAGCTCTTGCAACATAAGCAGCAATTTGCTTATCTCTTGCATTAGCTAAAGCAAGACCAGCTTGACGAGCTAGTTCTGAACGATATTCCCATTGAGTAAGCATTAAATCAATATTGTCAAGTTCAAAGTGAGCGGCCATTGGACGCTTATCTAGTTTAATTGCAATAGTTGTACTAGCAGAGTCTGAAGTAGAACCAAGAAGTTCTACACCAGCTTGCCAAGCTGTATTAATTCCTACAGTTCCTGTAATTGGGAATTCAGCAGCAACACCATTAGAAATAGTGCGTGAGTCTACTAAATTTTCAAATACATTGTATTCATCATAAGCATGAATTACTTCGCCTGACCAAACTGGTAGCCAAAGTTTATTTGCTCCGGCGATTGGTCCAGATAGACCATAACCAACATTGTCTCTGTAAGGTAAATTTCCAGCGTTAATGTCTGTTCCTGAAACTGCCATGTTAAATTTCTCCTATAATAAAATTTAAATTAGTAATATAAATAAAAATAATAAATAGTAACTTACACAATTTTGATTTTTCCTATAGGAGTCATACTTGTGTTACTTTATTTATCATATATCCATTGCCTATATAGGGGGATTTTTTTGATAAACTTAGTTTGGAATTCTAGAAATGTCTGACATAGATAAACGTCTTTCTACTGCTTGTCTAAACTTAGTATCTGAGTTATACCTAGGGTTAGAACGATCAGCATAAAACTCTCTCTTTGTCCTATAAGGTTGTAATGCATTCATAGAAGCTGTAGTATTAACAGGCTTACTTACTTTCTGCATTTCTTTACCTTTGGCTGAATTACCAGTGCTTTTGTTATACTTAGCTTCAAGACCTAGTAGGGCAACTTCCCAACTTGGACTAGCTAATGTAGCGTTAATTTCTGCTTGTTGTTGTGGGGTCATTGTTTTTGCAGCCCACGCAAATACAGAAGATAACTTTTCATTACCACCAATTAAATCAGCAGCCTGTCTATAAGCTTCTCTAGACTTTGCCTTTTGTGCTTGTACATAATCAACAATCATATTTTGAGTAAAACCAGTTTTTAATTTTACTTCTTCAATTGTTTCTGATGAAAGATCACCACTAACAGCAACTTCCATAGACCACTTAGACCAATCTTGTTCTGAGATTACTGGTTTATTTTCTGTCTTAGGTTGTTCTTGTTTTGTTTGAAGTTCAGGAATTCTTAGTTCTTCTGGTACTTTAATTTCTTCTTTTGTTTCTTGTATTTCAACTTGTTCTTCTATTGTTTCATTAACAGGAATTCCAGTTGATTCATAAGTTTTCTTTAAATTAGAAATTTCTTGTCTAGCTTTAGTGTATTCTTTTTGAGCATTTTTTAAAGAATCAAACCAAGAACTAGCATCTTTAAAATTTTTAGGAACTTCAAGACCTTGATTTTTTACATAAATTTCAAATGCTTTTCTTTCTCTTACTGCATTCATTTCTTCAGCAGTAGTAACTGTGCGAGATTGTTCAGCTTGTTTGATTTGAATATCAGCCTCTGTTGGTTGTTCTGGTTGTTGATATTCAAAAGCCTGAGTCTCATTAGTTTCATCAATCATAGTATCTCCTTAATTAGGGTGTTGTGGGATTAGGTCCAGATGGTAGTTTATTGTCAACCATAAATGTTGCAATATTATCACTACCTGATTTTAAAAACCTTTTCCATAAAGTAATATTAGTAGGTGCTGCAATCCAAGTTGTAGACGCTCCGGCTGCGCTTGTTTGGATTCTTTTAATATTTTTTATATCAATTGGAAGTAACTCTCCATTTCTAATTCTAATTTCTACAATGTATTCTGATTGTGTAGTTAAATCTACTGATGTTCCAGCAGAGTTTATTACACTAAAACCAGATACAAAACCAGTATCATATACAATCTGACATACAACAACATTAGATGGTAGTTGTGTAGATACTCCGGGATTAGCTCCAAATGAAATATAATCAACATCTAAAGCTTTAATATAATCTGGAATAGTTATACTTAAAGGAATAGATGAATATAGTGTTGTGTTATTACCAGTAATACTACCAACGCCTGTAGTTGATGAGTTATATGGCAATAGATTACATATTGGTAGTATGTGAAAGTATTCGTTTTTTACTGTTGCTGATAAATAATTAGACATATTTTATCCTTATGGTTCATAATATGGGTTATAATATTCATTGCAACTTGCAGGCAATGAGTTATTTTTTATGAATGTATCTTTATTAGTGGGAGAGCTAGTTAAAAATTTTTTCCATAATGTAATACTATATGGATGGCATTTGTTATTTTTATCTGGGCTTTCTGTTGGTGCTGGAATAGCATCTAGCACTGTAATTATAATATCATTTATAGAATATATATTTTTTAAATCTATTCTAAGTAAAGCACCGTTTTCAATTTTAATCTGACAAATATACTTTGTTTCTTCTACAAAGTTTACAGAAGA